TCCCAACTCAGTACGTTCCCTGTCTGGAAACACTGCAACATCCTCGACACGAAACCTCAAAGTTTTCCAACCTGAATTGACGGCACCAACAGCTTCCCCAACAGTAGAAGCTGCAATGCTCGCCAAAGTGGCACCTGGCAATCCAAGCTTCGGACGTGATCTTCCAACGTGAGAAGTGGCCAATTTAATGACATTCTCAGAAGACAAAGCAGTTCCTGGCTTAAACATGCCTCCCTGCACCCTTATATAAGGTTCCAAAACCTGAAATGCACCAACCCCAGGACGATGCTTCGAATCCAGCGAGCGACGAACCCAATCAGCAGTATCCCGAACAGACTCATTCAGTGAAGACATCACAGCCGGAACACCAGTCCAAGTGACGAACCTGGCCAACCATGACGGACTGTCCTCGTAATCCTCCATGATTTCACGAGCCCTCGACATGACTTCCGCCAAGAGCGTGCCCGCATGATAACGGTCGACGAACGCCCTGGTGTAAACCGCAATCATCAAACGGTTAACAGTCTGAAGCCCAAGCCTCGAATTGACCTTGACCGACGTACCGTTGACCGTGACACGATCGTTGGACGTACCAATGTACTTGCGAATTCCGAATCGCGTGAACGACTCCTTGGAAGTTTGCATCGCAAACTGATAAGTCCTGTCGACCAACCGCTTGCTCGAAAAGAACGAGTGCTGCTTCCAACTCTCCGCAAGAAAAGGGTCAACCCCAGCGCCCACCAATTCCGGCACGGTGACCAAGTACTGATCAGCCACTGCCGGCAAATCCAATGCATGAGACACCTCACGAACAACGGGCGCCACAGTCAAAGCTGTAACCCGAAAAAACATGAAAGGTCCCCTGTTCTTGAGCAGTTCCACCTGAAAATGCCTCTGCCTCACAACCCCAATTGAAAAGGTGTGAGATATAAGCCAAGGCTCCCATTCCGTCATGTCGTAAGAAACCGCCCCAGCGGCCCCTTCCGGATACAGAAGCCTCAACTCATCCATTTTCTTCTCGAAACTGACTCCTGTACCTGCGATGTCACCAGAATCCTGCAAAAGCATTTCCGGTGTGTAGACAAAGAAACCAAACCCGACCTTAGCACCACATTCCATCATGGCAGCTGCAAACTGCAACGGTGTCATGGGAGTCATGGCCAAATCAGCACACACAGCATCCGCCTTAGCCAGCTTCTGACCAGGCTTCAATCGAGTCACAACTTCGCCTCTGAGATAGTCCTCGTAACGAGAACGAGACAACTCGCGACCCAAATCCTTTCCAGCAACAACGTAGTTCTGAAAAATGTTGTAAGTGTCGACTGACAAAACGTGACCCTCATGAACAGCAACAGGGTTGCAAACGTCCTCAACCAACTGCACCGAACCCGACTCCTGACACACATACGACAGAACCGAACCACCCAAGTGCACCACGTCGTCAGATAGCTTCCGAGCCTGCATGGAAATCCACTCATTTGCAAGCCTACGAGCTTGCACCCAAGACGCGTGCCCGGGTCTGAAATGACCGTAGTCCACAACAGCGAACTCCGGATAATCCTTGGCAAGAGAGGCCTTCTCCTCCGAATTGAGAACGACAGTGCTCACCACGGGAGTGGTGGCCAAACGCGTCTCCCCCCTCCGAGCAGTAATCTCAGAAACCCTCTCAGAAATGGCTTTGGTAACAGTCAAATACTGAGGGTGATCCAGAGTGAATTGCCTACTGTTGGCAATCGATTCCCCCACCGACACACCAGTGTAACCCTGGTTGTCCATCTCAACACTACTCGCATCCCAGCCGGTTATACGACGAGACATTTGAAACAATTTGATTTGATTTATTTTATTTTAGGTAAAGTTAAGTTAGTTTAGTTTAGAGTAACAAGTACTCACA